GCTGAAAAAAGTGTAGCATATCAAATTCACTTCATTTCTGCTGAGGCAGTTATTGATTTGAATATGTCTATTAGTTCGGCATTTAAGGGTAAAATTTCAGATATTGTTGCCACACTAGTAAAAGACCCTGCTTATCTTGCATCAGAAAAAAGATTAATTCTTGAAGATACAAAAAACGAAACTAAATTTATTTCAAACTTTTGGTCTCCTGTAAAGTGCGTTAATTATACTTTACAACAAGCATCTAATAAAAATGGAAGCACCACTTATTTGTTCTTTGAGAATAGAGCAGGATTTAACTTTGTTTCATTGGACTATCTAAATGAAAAAGATCCGCATCAATATTTTAGGTATGGGTCAAGTACGATGGATGTAAGTAAACATGGTAGTTCTACTCGTGTTCTAGATAGAGATTTCCAGAAGATTTTAGAAATTAGTGTTGGGACAGGGTTTGATTATATCGACAGAGTCAGACATGGAACTTTTGCATCAAAACAAATTATCCATGATTTTACAACAAAGAGATATAAAACAGTTCACTACGATTATCTTAAAAAATTCTATGGTAGTAACGAAACTCGATTGAATGACTTCGCTCTTACAACAGAAGAGATTCTTGCTAGGGTTGGTTCTATGATTATAACCACTGAAACGGAAAATCAATTGTTTACTGGATTTGGTGATGTTTCAAATTCAAGAGCAATACAGGATCGTATTTCTAGAATGAAACAAGCAGAATCTTTTAAAGTTACCATAAAAGTAAAGGGAAGAACAGATTATACTGTTGGTCAGGTTGTGTACTTAGATATTAGTACGCCATCTCCTACAGAATCTGCTGATACTCCAGAAGAGACAGTTGATAAGATGTTTAGTGGTAATTATTTAATTGCAGCAATTAATCACTATGTCGGGAAAGAAGAAGGACATGAGTGTGTTATTGAAGTAATTAAGGATAGTTTAATTTTTGATTTGACAACAGGTATGACATCATGAACATGAATTTCTACACAGGTGTAGTTGAGAACAGAGAAGATCCATTAAAACTTGGTCGTTGTCAAGTTCGTATAGTTGGATTGCATACTGAAAATAAAGTATTGCTCTCAACTGAAGATTTACCTTGGGCATATCCTGTCCACCCAATTACTTCTGCTGCAATGAATGGTATTGGTTGGACACCAGTTGGTCCAGTTAATGGAACATGGGTTCTTATTGCATTCGCAGATCCAGATAATCAGAAACCTATTATGATGGGAACTCTTTCGGGAATCCCACAAAGTAAAGCAGCTGAAATTGCTGTTGAAGAATCTGATAGTGATATGATTGCCACCGATGGTGGTGTTCTACAAAGTTCTTCTGGCGCAAGCGTAACCAATGGTGATGGGGCACCTGTAACTGTTGGTAGTTCTGATGCTCAATCGAGCCCACCATATACAGCAACTCCTTCTACTTCTGATACTCAACCAAAGTTGACAGAACAGAAAACGCCAAACAAACCTTCTGATTCTGTACTAAAGCAAGATATACCAACAGACCCACCAAAGGGTTCTTCTTTTAATCCTAGCATTTCAAAACAAAACATTCAACAAATAATTACTGCTTGTGATAAAGTTGGTCTAACAAGTAAGTATGCAAAGTGTGCGATTCTTGGAATTTGTGGCGGAGAATCTACATGGCTTGCTGTTGAAGAAGGTTCTTACTATTCTTCAGCAGAGTCTCTTTCTAAGATTTTTAAAAGAACATTCCCAACAGCTGCTGATGCTCAACCATATGTGAAATGGGCTGGATCTAAAGCTGACTTCTTCCGCAAGATTTACTCTCCATCTGGTAATGGCGCTTTGCTTGGACACAAAGATGCTAATGATGGCGCAAAATATTATGGTCGTGGTTTCAACCAGATAACAGGAAAATCTTTATATCAACAGTTACAGAATTATCTATCTGGTAAAGGTATTGTTGTTGATCTAATAAACAAACCAGATTCTTTGATTAGCGACCCAGCAACATCTGCGTTGGCAACTGCTGCATTTTATGCATTAAATGTTAAACATGATCAAAACGATCCAGGGTATTTTATGGCTGCTCTGAAAAGAACAGGGGCAGATGCGAATGGAACAGGATACGCAAAGAAGAAAAAATACTATGAGTACTTCCTTGGTGCTTCTGTAACTGTTGACTCTACAAATAAACCAACAGCAGATAATCAAAAGACATATACTGCAGAGGAAGTAAAAGATTTACCTCCAGCAAAACAAGCAGCATTGCTTGAAGATCGTTCTGGTAATTCAACAATCGGTTTCGTTGACCCAACTGGTAAATATCCTCTAAGAAATTTACTGGATGAACCAGATACCAATCGTCTGGCACGTGGCATTATTAAAGAAACAGCAATTGAATTTAAAGATTCAGTGAGAACTCAAACTATTCCTGCAGCTAATGGCGATGACGCTTGGGAACAACCTCTTGCTCCATTCGGTGGAATGTATCCATACTCAAAAGTTCTTGAGACTGAATCTGGACATTTGTTTGTTCTTGATGATACACCTGACAATGAAACAATCAGCTTGTATCATAAGAAGGGAACATTCTTTGATGTTGACGCAAATGGAACAAGAGTCAATAAAATTATTGGAGATGACTATACAATAATAGATCGTAATGGGTCAATCTATATTGCAGGAAGAGCTAACCTTACTGTAGGTAATGGTATAAACATTCTTGTCCAAGGTACTGCAGATATTCAGGTCGATGGCGCAGCAACAGTTAATTTAAACAATAATGCTGATATTGGCGTTGGTGGAGATTTAAACATTGCTGTTGGTGGAGACATTCAGGTTCAAGCAGGTGGAAATATTGCCTTTTCTGCTGGAAGTAATGCGAGTATGAAAGCTGGCGGCAATTTCTACAGTCAGGCTGGCGGAAGTAGTAATATTCTTGCAGGTGGTAATGTCAATGTTGATGGATCAACTTTCCATGGACAAGAGGGAGCAGCAGCAAGTGCGCCATCAGTATCACTAAGTGCTCCATCTTTTGTAACTGGTAGAGATAATCAATTTAATTATTTGACTACGCCAGTTAGACCTTCCCCACCAGTAGAAACAAGCTACGTTATTGATGAGGAAAATGCAGCCATGGTTGAAGATTATATCAACAACCCATCAGCATATAAAAATCCTGAAGCAGCCGATGGTGGTGTTAAAGAAAATTATGCTGGAACACCGAAAGATGATGGTAAAGGTCAAAGTTTAATTGCAACTGGAACAAATGGAGATATCTACACATTCTTACAGAAACAAGTAGAATTGGCTAAGACTGGTTACTGGTCAGAAACAGGTATGGGTGGTAAACCTTCAAATGCGAATATTCTTCGTATCTGGACAGATCTTGGATATCCAAAATCTTCTCCATGGACAACTGACCAAACTGCTTGGTGTATGGGTTTTATTAATTGGACACTTAAACAATGTGGATATCGTTATGTTCAAACAGCTTCCGCTGCTGAAATAACATCAAACCCTTCTCGTTGGAACGCAACCAGAATAACAAATCTCGCAGATGCGCAGCCAGGAGATATTGCTTTCTGGAACTATCGACATGTTAATTTTGTATACACAAACACCAATGGTAAATTAACATTCGTTGGTGGTAATCAAGCAGATAAAGCAGCAAATAATCCATCTGGTGGATCAGTAACTATATCTTGGCCAGGTGGATATAAACCTCCAGGTAATAATTCTTTAGTAGCAATCTTTAGACCAAGTAAAACATAATGCCAGCAATATTTCGTAGTACAGATATGAGTGTTGGAAGCGACAGTGGAGCAGCCACTGCTTGTACCGCATTGACACAGGCAAGTAAAACATATTGGGGTGGTAGTTTAGTTGCCCTTGTTGGCGATCAATTTCAACCACATACAATTCCTGGACCAGTGGTTCACTCTGGCGCACAAAGACAAATTACAGCAGGTTCTTCTACTATGTTTTTTGAGGGAAAGTCAGTAGCCAGAACTGGAGATCCTATTGCTGATGGAGATCAATGTGGCGCAGGTTTATCAACAGCATCAGCTGGATAGCATATAAATAATAGATATGGCAACAAACGCAAGAACATTTTCCGATCTAGATCTTAACTTTACCCCATCTCCAATGTACTTGGTGATAAATGAGGGTATTGGGTCCATGACCACATCTACATCCAGCGATATTGCAGTTGGAACTAACACAGTATTTACCAAATATGATATGTTACACCGTAATATTATTATAAATGGAACATTCGTTGGTAAAGTAAAAGAGACTATTGATGCTACACATTTAAGATTTTGGCACAATGCGAATGCCAATTTTTCTACTCAATCGTTTAAATATTCAAACCCTGCAGATTTAGTAAAAAGATACGACGCAAATGCTATCAAGTCTTCTCTTAAGAATTTGATATTAACAACAAATTATGAGAGAAAGTTTCATCCTGAGATTGGTTCTCAAGTAAGAGGATTATTGTTTGAACCAGCAACTCCAT